CGAGACGTACATCGAAGCTAAAGGTCTTCAAACGCGACTCATTCACTATGGCCTTCGCCATGTACTCAGCTTGATAGATATTTGAAACGCCTGCAGGGCTGAAAGACGAAGACAACTTCAATCCATGATCTTCGTCTTTAAAGATTTGACTGGTGTACTCGAAGGTATCGTCCTCGAAATCTTTTGCGCTATTCATATACGATATCGACACCTCATTCAACTTATCATTTGTGTCTGGGTAGGATACCTCAATATCACTAGTCAACACATCATCTGTTACTGTTAAGTTGTAAATTTCAGATGTCTGCGAGGGGATGACTATCTTTATCTTACCTTCTAAGCCTCTGAACAGAAGAGCTCCTGGTATATTCTCCAGCATAGCTTCCAAATTCGAAACGTGGCTTGCTGAAGGCGAAATCAAACCATTGAATTCGTGAGTCCTCAGAGCTCTAGTGAGGATTCCAGACTTCTCGTAGATCTTTCCACTGACTGCAACGGCACCACCTCGAGGGTCGACTTCGGCAATATCGTATGCCTTTCTAAAGTACGCTAGATCTAGTTGTGAGGTAGCTATCTTAGGACCTAGCGGATTGTCCATCAAGTAGTCTAACACAACTGCAACGCTATTGTTTGAGAAGCTCCGAGTTGTGGTTAAAGAACCATCCGTATTGAAGGTTCTCAACTGCCGACCTTTGATGAAGTAACGAATCGTGGGCTTGCCACTGAATTGTGGCTTGTCGCGATTCATCTTGAAAAAGTTTGTGGCGTAAGCTATATCATTAAAAGTTGCCAATTCCCTATCTACCGGTAATCCTGAGCCTTTAGTAGCAATGCCGCCGTCTGGCGACATATAACTCTTAAAGAAGTTCGAGTATTCAGCATCTGTCCAGTCTTCATCATTGATCTCTGCATGCACTACACTATCAATACCTCCACCGGAAATGACTGACTGTGTCATAAGTATCTCATTAGCGTGACCGCTACCGCTGGAGAGGTTGCCTAATATCTGAAAGGACGCTGCGTTGTTTGGAAAGTTTAAGCTACTAGAAACATCAGTGAATATATTAATAGCTGATGTATAGGTGTAACCATAAGCTATTGGTATAGGTAGATTAGAGCCAGACAATTTCACATCTTTCGTAGCCGCTCGTTCCTTAGCTCTCTCTCTTGCCTGTCTAGCGGCTTCTTCAGCTTTCTTCTGCTGTTTTCTCTGGTAGTAGACGCTCCCAACCAACAAGATGAGATTGGCAGCATCAGACAAACCACCTGAGTCACCTGAATCGCCTGAGCCACTAACCTCTATTTCATAACCTCCTGATTGCATGCTCATTATCCGTTACCTCCCCATTTTTTGGTTGCTGTGTTTTCGCTGTCGAATACTTTCTCGAACGCCGCGTCGTTTGGATACTCTTTACGTTGAGAAGCATCCGTGGTACTTCTGTTAGTCAATTGCTGCAACTTGGTGATAGGGCCCACGCATTGTAGATCTAGCATATGCTCATCACCTTCTATCTTCGAGTTGAAACTGCTCAACACTCCAGAGTATATCTGAATAGCTGTGAAACCGTTAACAGTTTCAACATACATATGAATCACCACAGGTGTGCCTGTGCTTTCGACTGTGAGTATGTCCCTGAAATAGAAATCGGCGTCAGTCAGTGTGACTCCGAAGATGTCTCGTGAAACACCGGCCTCAACTTTAGGCGGTGTGAGTCTTTTCAGGCCGCCGTCCGCGCTGTAAAGAACATCATCCTCTGTTATGTCTTGAGGCGCGTTGGTCACACCGACAGTCAACTCTGTGAACTCAAATTTGACCAACAACTTGTAGCTCAGCGAAGACGAACTCAGTGCTTTAGAGATATCATTGTCTAGCTCTAACATTATACATGCTCCACGAAAGATAATGACGCGCTCTGTATAACGCCTGCACGATATGACAATGAAGCATTCGAAGGCTCGTTCAACACAGTGGCTTCTGTATCTTTTGCCTCTACAACACCGCCCTCAGAAGCTGTGGCTAGGAGCGGAGGGTTGAACACCAAAGTAGCCTCAAAGTCACCGCTGCTCGAATTGAAAGCACTTTGAGTGGCCACAGTGACCATGTACAGTTTAGTGGAGGAGCCTATCGTCACTAAACGACCCGCCGATATTGAGAAGTCTGTCGTCGAAGTCACGTCTACACTGGAGGCACCAGCAGCCACGCTTTGGGTGACCAGTAGATTTGTGTGATATGTAGCTTCGGTGGTTCCCATATGTTGTGGACAAGGTATCGCGAAGGGTGTGTCTAACCCGTTAGCCATCCAGTTCACCATAAGGTCTGCATTAAGCGTGGCTCCCACACCGTCCGTCACTGTCACTTTAAACTCAAACCGTTGAGAGCCGTCTTTGATCACTTTACGTTTGAGGTTCAGCGACTCCGACATAATGATCGGTTCATTCGACTCGATTGACAGAGGTGTCAGATAGGGGTACTTACCGAATAGTAGTTGGCTCATCGCATCACTCTCCTTTCTCTGAAGTTACCTTCGACCATTGAAGCTATTTGTGGGGCCATAGAATAAATCTCCTTCTTGGTTTGGCGACTGACGTCACCTGTTATGTTTAAGTTGACTACGGTGGATTGAGGGACACTTGCATTCGTGTTCACAGGTGCCAGATTTGTGGCCAAACCACCCACAGCGAACCTGCGCATACTGCCGCTGTTGATAGCTTGAAGCATCCCTAAATTCGCTCTGGTGGCCGCCGCATTGACGACGAACTCACCGTCGCTGAGTCTCGCTGGAATCGAGTCGCTCGTACCCGTTCCCGGCCCTGAGACGTAACCACCGTCCGCATACCCAGAGAAGAGACCCTTCACCCAACCCCAACTGCTTTTGAATATACTGCCGATGTCGATGCCGTCAAACAAGGAGCTACTCCAACTCGCCAGACCTGAACCTAAGCTCTTCATTCCTTCGTCCAGACTCGAACTTTTGAAAAGGGAGTCGGTGAAGCCACCCACGAAGGTGTCGATGATGTTACTCGTGAAGTTGTCGAGGATGCCGGTCGTAAACTCTTTAAAGTCGGATTTTCCGTGGAGCAGCGAGGATAGTCCTGTTTTAAAGTCAGACTCCACACCTTCGGCGAACTCTTCACCGATCTTGACGAAAGCTGGATTCTCCACGTTTGACATCCATTCAGCGTCCCCTAATGCGACGTACATCTCGCTGATCTTATCCACCTCACCGAACAGTGTCTTGATCTGCTCTTTCGCTCTGGACTTGCTGGCCACCGAAGCAGTCTCATCGGTCAAGGTCGTTTTCCACTCGCCTATTCTGTCGAAGAGATTATTCACTCTATCCAAGTCTGCCATCGAGAAGTTCTCGAAAGACTTGACGGTGCGATCCTCCAACTGATCCACCACACTATTGTAGTTTATATTGGTTTGGGCCCAAGGTATCTTTGAAGCTTCTACGCTTTTGCTGAAAGTTTTAACTTTTGTAGTATCGTCGTCGGAGTCTCCGAATACACCTTTAAAACCCTTTTTGAGTTCAGCGAAGAGTTCTTTGAACATAGCAATTATCTTCTCAAGGAGAGTTTCAGTGACCTCCACAGATTTCTCTGTCTCGTCCTTCAAGTCCTTACCCAATTCAAGGTTGCTGAACTCTCTCAGACCTGTCCGAGGGTTAACCGTTCCGGAGCCTCCGAAGGCTTTCAACAAGTCGGCCTCAGCGGGATTGATGTGGGCCAGCATTGAATCACCGTCGCGCCCCATTGAAGCGAGACCTCCGTCGGCATATTTGCTGAGGTGGTGTCTAAGCACTGGGTGCTGTTTGAGTCGTTCCAACGAGTTTATCGCGTAAAGTCTCTGGTCGCCTTCAGGTAAGGCACCACGAGTTGAACCCCAATGACCTACCGTGAAGTTATTCATGTTGCCTGAGTACAAATCATCCTGCAAAAGACCCACAATTTGGTCCCAAGCAGACACAACATCTCCAGAGGACTTGCCGACTTTTCGGCCCACTGCGTTATTTATAAAGTCTTGACGATTGGATTCAGTGATCTCGAGGCCACTAAGTAGATCTAAGAAGTTTAAATTTTCAGGACCTAACATGTTGTCGAGCTCGTGCAGGTCACCCACAATCAATGCAAAATCTTCGCCGTAGTTTAAGGTAACAGCAGCTGAAGCCCACGCATGCCTCAATGGGTCTCCTAATTCTTGACCTATATCGTTAAAACCATCGCTGGCAGCCTTAGTGCCTGGAATCCAGCTACGTTCTAGTCGGATCTTTAGTTCTTGGAATCGTAGACCTATAGCTTCAGCGAATTCATGACGATCAGTCAAAGCTTCAAAGCCTCGGCTTATAAAGCCTAAAATCGTATTATCACCTTTAACGGGACCGTCAGAGCCTTTAGCGATGAGACCCCCTTCAGAAAATCCCATAATCCCTGTCGGCTTTTTACTATTAATAGCTTCCAGCACACCCCTATGTCTTTTCGTCGATTCGGCGTTGATCACATATTCGCCGTTGGACAGCAGCGCAGGTATGGAGTCACTAGTGGCTGTTCCGGAGCCCCAAACAGGGCCACCTGAAGCTCTCTCTATAGGTTTTTTACTTCGGTCACCCCAAATGTCCCTTTCCACAAACTCGACGATAGCTTTTGATCGCGCTATACCGGTCTCGAGTACAGCATCTGCAATGACTTTACCCTGCTCTCGATATTGTGTGTCAAACCAGGCAGGTGTGAGAAAGTTGCCGAGTTTCTCATACATATTGGCGCCAGCTGCAGCATCTTCGCGGCGCTCAACTCTAGCAGCGTTGATGACACTTTTCAATGCTGCGATACTGCTTGTCAAGCTGCTCGCAGTCCGCTCCAGAGTATCTCTATTATCATCTGTAGCTGTCGTTAGAGCCGTGTTCACTGAGGCTAACTCTCTCTCAGCGAGCATCAACGACTCTTCAGCTGTTTGTGGAGAGTCACCCTTACGATAAGGGTCGCTAAACATTTCGCGGAAGTCAGCTAATTTTACTTCTCTCCGGTCTTTGGCATCTTCTATTATGCGTTTGTTGAGCGCCGCTGCATATTCTCCGAATGACATTTTTGTGGCATCTTCTATGCGTTTTGCATATTCTTCGAGTGACACTTCAGGCGGTTGCGTAAGAGGTGAACCACCTATAAACACTTTAACATCGCTGACAAACTTCAGGAACTCACGCCGAATCGCTAAGTCTATCTTTGCTATATCGTAAGATTGTTGTGAGATATCGCTACCACCAGCTATACGAGCTGCACCTTCAGCGGAACCTACAAAAATTCCGCTCTTCTTGTCAACGTCAGAGGCCTTGCTTACAATAGCTGCAGCCACCTTATCCAAATCCTCTAAACCTATAACTACATCCTGTAGCTCGGCTTCCAGAGCTTCTATCTCTTTTGGAGACAGAGGTCTCGCGAGGCTGATGCGGCGTTGTATATCTTTTTGGAGAGTCTCATAAGCGGCTTTGAATTTGGCACTATCTTCTTTTGTTGTCTTGCCATCAATGGGATAGATAAGCGGCAAAAAAGTCTGAATGTTCCGCTCCAGCTCCCACATAAGACTAGACATGGTCTCTGATGATCTGTCTCTGTTCAATTTTTCGAGAATCTCAACTTGCTTAGCTTCGAGAGACGTCTTACTTTCCTTCACCGCTATAGCTTCTTTCTCCGTCTCAGGATCTGGAGCAAAAGCTTCTTTGATGCTATCTCTTACAGAGCGGCCTCCTGACTTGAGAGCTTTATAAAGGTTTGTAGAGATGTCCTTAAGACTGTCACCCAGTGCCGACTTTATGTCGGGAAACATCTTATAAGCGGCCACGAATGCCGCAATGATTAGTGCAGGTATCATGAAGAGAGGACTTCGCTTGAGACCTGCCATGAGAACTTTCAAGAACAGACCACCCAAATCTAAGAAGGCTGTGGATAGACCCGCTCCAGCGAACTGTCCCAACATGGCGGAACCTGCCATGACACCCATCTTCATGCCTGAAGATGACTCGGTCATGCCTTCAGCGATGCGACTACCCAGCTGGAAACCCGCAACACCACCCACCACACCTGCAACAGCTCCTGTGGCTGTTCTCACGCCGGCCAATGCATTGCGGCGTGATTCGTTTATATAGTCACGAAAAGATGTTTGAGCTGCACTCAGACGTGCGACTGTCGCAGTGTTCTTACGGAATGCTGACTCCATAGAACCTCTTGAACGTAAATTCGCCTGAAAGCCGGAACGAGCACTTTGAGCGTTTGCTGCCTGCCTCAACTGCGCGTTAGTTAAACCAATCGACGATCCACGCCCTTTGGCCAGAGCTTGCGCTTTTTGTAAGCCTAGCATTGAACCGTTTTGACTACGCATACGACTCAACGCTTTCAACTGCTGCTTGTAGGCGGTCTTCATGACCTTGGTCTGAGCCTGCAGAGCCTTAGGTGTCTGTTTAGCCACGAGACTTTGGTAGTGCGAGAGTCGTTTTTCGCCGACTCTAGCTTTCAAGGAATCCGCGATGTCCGAGCTCAATCTCTGAGGCATAGATATCAAAGCCTTGGCGCCTTTCGCGTAAATAGCTCGACCAGCGGAGAATAGTAACATGGCTTTGGCGACGATCGCTAGGATCTCTGTGGGGTTCGATGTCGCCAAGCCACCCATCAAGCCGCCCGTGGCATCCCTTCCACGTCTAACTATAAAGGATAAGCCTTTCTCGATGAGGTGCAGCACCTTATTAAATATATTTATCACATCGATCTCGAAGACCTTGACCGTAGGTATCGCAAGTACCCCCGCAAACAACAGACCTAGGCTGGTTGCAAAGAGTGCAGGTAGCGTAGCCACCAAACCTTGCAGACCAATTAACAGCATCGCGCCCACCGCAGTCACGGAGAAGATACGTCCCCATCTCGACATAGTCTCCCACGTCTTTATGACCAAAGTCTTTATGCTGGAAGCTATACCTTCCAGGGACTCCGTAACTGATGTCAGATTAAACTCAAAGTCTTCCATCAACGAAAAAGTGAAGAACTCAGAAAGGCTCGCTTTCATCGACGCATATTTACCCTCAAGTCTTTTGGTGAAGATGTCTACACTCTTGAAGTCGAATGAATCGTCGATACCATCCTTCAGGGTATCCGTGGCTTTCTTCACATCTTTCTTCTCAAAGAGTTTAGAGATTGAAAACGCAGAAATTCCAGCGAACGCTGTTATTAAAAGTGTCTTCATGGACAAAACAGCTGATAGTACGGAGAAGATCGAGCCACGAAATGTATATACAGCAGCTGTGGCAGCTACCCACAAAGCTGTGATGGATAAGGTCTTGAAGTTTTCATTTGCGAAGTTCACGAACTGCTTGATATACTGCAAAGGCTTCTTCAGCAACTGACCGAACCACGAAACTGTATCCTTCACTAAATCGGGCACCCACGAGTTACCGATAACCTTGTCGTACAACCAGAAGAACCAGCCTTCGACATTCTTGGCCCACTCTTTTACTGTCGCGAGAGATAGGTTCAAATCTGAAAAGATGTCGGAGGTCTCAATCTTCAACTTAGCTGAGAGGAGTTTCGATTTGACGTTGTTGAAAAACCCTACAACTCTGCTGAACCCTGCAGAGACCATTTGTATAATGCCAGACACAGTATCGCGAAAGAAAATGGAGACAGCGTTGTTGCGGAGCAACTGCTCCACATCGAACATCAGACGGAAGATTGTGTCCTTAGCGATCGCAAAATAGTAAGACATACGTTGACCGATCTCCGCCATTTTCAACGCGAAGTCATTGATCTTACCGGCAACACTGCCGAACGACACGTCGGCGGCTTTCTGAAAACCATCAAAAACCAAGAGACCTGCGTTGCCTAAATTCGTGAAAGCTGAGCTGAAGGTGACCCCCACCTTGCTGAAAGCCTCATCAATTCCATCGGTGTAAGCCAACACACCTTTCAAGAGTTTCACAGTGGTCAATTCTTGAGCGTGAGCCATCTTGATCAACTCACCGTAGCTGATCTTCAAACCTTTGGCGAGAGATCTGGAGAAGATCGGAGCGGCTTCAGCGATCGTGCGCCACTCGTCACCGCTCAACACACCCTTAGCCAAACCTTGACCCAACTGCATAATCGAGCTGAACTGCTCTGTGGCTGTGGCTCCTGAAGCGGCCAACGACTTAGTCACAGCTTCTGTGAATTTGAGGATGTCCTTCTGACTTGTGCCTAAACGCTCTGTGGATATGGCGGTCTTCTGGTACAACGTAGCCACTGCATTTATGTTTGAACGAGTCCCCATAGACACGTTTGCAAGACCTCTGAAAGCTTGTGAAGCTTCCTTAGAGCTCTTTGTCACCATCCGGATCTTTGTTTCAAAGTTGGTGATTGAGTCTGAGACCGAAGATAGTGCCTTCAATGAGCCGAAAGTGGCTACCGTAACAGCAATGGCTTTGGCGAAATTCCTCATTGAGGACGTGGCATCTTTCGAACTTTTCTCGATACCTATAACCGCTTGGCGGATTTTCGCCATGTCCTCTCTAGCTTTCGCTGAATCCGAAACAGTCTCTACTACAATAGCCATATGGATTTCCTTTTCAATTTAAAATGCGTTAAAAAGCCCTCTACGTGAATAGAGGGCTTACTTTACTTGACTTGTACAACAATTCCCAAAGGTCTTCCATACTTCAAACAAGTGGCTTCGATGAAGTACTTTGGAGCTTGTTTGGATGAACCTTCGTTGAGGTATTCAATATATTCTGTGTCGTTGCGTATTGAACACCGTTTACCTCTACAAGAAGAACTCCATGAGTCTCTCGCCTTACCCGTATCTACCGGGGTTTCATATGACAGATCTTTGGTCATGCGTCTCACAGTTTTCTTCAACTGCTTTTCCGTGAGTTCCGAAGTCTTCAATTCCAACATCGCTAGGGTGCTTCTAACACCCTTCACAATCATCTTCATTAGACAATCTCCAATTGTTTACCACCTTTGGCACCCATCATCTTGTGAAACAAATATGATGACTTCAATGAGTCTAGTGGTGTGGTTGTTCTTTGAGATTCTTTGGACAAGACAGCGAGGCTGTGAAA